GCTAATTCAGAGATGACCATTAGAACGGCAACGGCTAACCAAGAACACCCCGGCAGTACGCAATATGTAATTGATTTAGTTGCTAATGACTATTTAGAGTTATTTGTAAAAAACTCGCAGTCGCCTGATGTTAGAGTTTCGGATTTAAACTTTTCAGTAATTAAAATACCATCATAATGAACGGAACAAAGAAAATAACAAAGGGACAAATAGAATCATACACTACCGCTGATATTGCAGATAGTGTAGGTAAAAGGTATCAGACAGAAAATCAAAATACATTTAACGATGCTACTTCTAGTATTCAAACTCAGTTAAATACTAGAAACTTTAACTTAGTTAATGATTCAGTACCCACAAGCGCGATAACTGGAACGACAACTTTGACACAAATAGGAAGCAGTATTTTAATTCCAGCAAATACTTTTAATGCAAACGATTACTTTTCTTTAGAATCTTTAGCCATTTTAAAAACGGGAGTTTCAGGGACTTGTAATGTTAGATTGCACGTTAATAGCTCTAATAACTTTGCAACGTCCACAGTAATATCTTCAACTAACTTTACAGCCACGCAAATAAGCGGAACATGTCAAAGGGTATTTGAAATAAATGGAGGTAATTTAAAGAATAGATTCCCGAATTCAGCGAGTTCATTTACAGATAGAACAGCAAGCGCGACAACAGGGTTATCAGTTGCTTTTGACCCTACTATTAACAACTATTTATTCACGAGCGTACAGTTGTCAGTATCAACCGATTCAGTAGTAAGAACACAACTTATAATAACTAAATAATTATGCCTTTATACTCAATTTTAGATTCAGAAAATTATATCACGCATTGTATTATGAGTGATACTTGTCCCGAAAATGGTACACCTTTACTTAACACGCAATTTAAAAGACCTCGTTTAGTTGACGGCGTATTAATTGAAACACACACCCCAACTGCTGATGAGCTAATAGAAGCCGAGTTCTCGAAGTACCAACAAAGGGAGCGTGACGGAATGGACGCATATTTAAAAATAAGCGCAGAATTTCGCGTAGCTAAATTAAGCGGTCAAATAAGCGAAGCCGAGCATAAGGCTATTGAAGAACTATTAATTCCTGTACGCGACGAAATTAGAGCGGGGCAGTGGATTAGCGGTTTAGTTAAATTGGAAGCGTTAGGCTCTGAAAATATAGGGGTTACTTTATACGATAGACTTCATTTGCAAATTTCAAATTATATTGAATTATGTTATTAATTTTAGCGTGGATTTTATTCCTACCCTTATCAATTATCAATTACTTTTGTGTAAAAAACAAAAAAGGGTATTTTAAACAAACCGCACTCAATTTAGACAAGTTTGGCAATCGTGAATTTAGGGCGTTTCTTAATTTTTCAATGCAAAAAAACGGTTATCAATTTGGTAACCCAAACGAAACAATTTCGAGCGCACTAGGTAAAAACGAGCGAGATAATACCCTTACTAAATGCGGGCGTATTTTAGTTAAAATTTTAGACTTAATTGATGAAAATCATTGTAAAAAAAGCATATCTTTGACAGTATGAAAACATTATCCTCTTTATTAATAGCCATAAGCCTTTTTTTATTACCGATAAAAGGATTAATTTTAACAATGATACTTTTTATATCATTAGACACTTGCATAGCTTTATACGTTACAATTAAGTTAAATGGTTGGAAGTCTTTTCAAAGTACTAAGTTTTTTAATATAGTAGTAAAATCTTTTTTTTATTTAGCCTCTATTATCCTAGCTTTTAGCATAGATATTTATATATTTGAGGGTTCGATAATGGGTATAAAATTATTACTCGCAAAGTCAATGACTGCCGTATGGGTATTTAATGAGATTAAAAGTTGTGATGAAAATAGTGTAAAGCTAGGTAATAAGCCATTCTTTGAGATGATTAAGAATTTATTAGGTAAAATGAAACAATTAAAAAAAGACTTAAACGAAATTATAACAGATGAAATTAAATAAAGAATGCTTAGACTTAATAGCTAGTTTTGAGGGTTTATCTTTAAAGCCTTATTTATGTTCAGCTAAAAAAGCTACAATAGGATACGGAAACACCTATTACAAGGACGGTAGAAAGGTTACTATGCTGGACAATCCAATTACTAAAGAACAAGCCTTAGAACTCCTTAAAGTAATTGCTGATAGTTTTGCAAAACAAGTTAGTAGTATGGTTACTGCTCCACTAAATCAAAATCAGTTTAACGCTTTGGTATCTTTTACCTTTAATGTGGGTGCTAGTAATTTTAAAAATAGTACCTTGTTAAAGTTAGTAAATAAAGACCCGAATCAGTTAGCAATAGCGAACGAGTTTTTAAAGTGGGTAAATGCTGGAGGTCAAAAAATTAAAGGTTTAGAAAATAGAAGAATTAGAGAATCTCAAATATATTTTAAAAAGTAAAAAACATTATGGAAAAAGAATTAATTGAAAACTTATTGACTAACGCTGCTACAAAGTACAGCCAAAGTCCAGCAACTACCAATGCTGGTAGAATTTTAAGATTTATTGCGAAAATAGTTCCAGTTGGAGTTGTTGTGAAATTATTTGCGCATAAATTGAGTAAATAGAACTTATAAGGCTTCCCGATGACCAGCGTATAAGTCTTTTTTTAAAGCCGTTAATTAACTTTAACGGTTTTTTTTATGTTAATTTTGATTAAAAGTATTGTTTATTCAAAAAATAGACTTATATTTGTACTCAGATAACAATTAAAACACAAACGAGATGACAAAGCAATATCAAATACAAGAGTACGTTAACAGAAATGTTTTTAAATTCGATAATGTTTGGCAGTGTATTGATTTAAGAAATGGAGATACATTTCATTGTGAAACAAGACAAGAAGCGATTAACATTTTTGTTTCTATCTGGGATTTATTAACACCTAATCAAAAAAAATTAGCATAACAATTAAAAAGAGAAATTATGAGTTTTAACTACGACGATTACAAAACAGGATTACACGATAGCGATAGTCCTATGAATAGAGAAACTTTTAAAGATGAGTTTATACCGCATTGGGATAACCTTTCGGAAGCCTACGAATCAGGACACGAACACGTATTCCACGAAAAACGCAACGAAATTATAGACGAACTTTGGAAAGTTCACGAAGTATTGAAAGTTACAGGTCACGGAATGAAAGGCAGAATAGAATCTATAATTGAGAAAATGATGTGAAATTTACAACTTAAATGTCCCCGATATTAATGTCGGGGACAAAATAAAACAACAAAGTCAACAAATACAAAGGAATTTTAGATATTTCCGAATTCAAATTAAATAAAACTTGCATATAACGGTATTTTGCTATACGAGGTTTGGGAAAAAATACGCCTAAAACTTTGATTAAGCCAAGTAATAACAGACACAGACTGAATTTTAAATTTAACCGAATGCCTAAATCTTGTATAGCAAATGTTAGCGGATTGTGGCTTTTTAACGATAAACTTCTGGGCGGAGTTATAAAACCCAAATACATAGATTATGGAAAATTCATTTTACGACAGACTTCTTATTGAAGCACAAGAATTGGCAACAAAAACAAATGCCTTAAACGATTTTATGCGTACACAAGCATTTGTTGATTTAGACCGCCAAAACAAAGTTTTACTTTATAAGCAATCAAGACTTATGAACGAGTATCTGGAAGTTTTAGGTCAAAGATTAGAAATTTTAGGAGATAAATTCTCTTTTAAAAATTAATCTTGTTTAGTTGGCTTTGGCGGTAGTTCTGCGGTTCTACTGCCATATCCGCTAACGTTTTGCAGATTGCCGAAGGTGGGGCTTTGTACCACTAAACTTAAATTTAAAAACTGAATTTGATATGACCACAAATGTTGATTTGAAACACGAAACCCCCACTTTTGGCAATGTGCTGTTAGGCGATGTTTTTTTTAATCCTTATTTGATGCCTTCTGAATACAAAGGAGAGCATACAAAGAATGGAGGATTAACTAAATTTCAGCCTCGCAAATGGACTGAAAAGGAAATTGAATGGGTAAATATGCTTAAAGCAAAAGGATTTAACACAAAGCAAATTGCAGAATGTATTGATAGAGATGTAACACAAGTTTCAATTAAGATAAAAAGATTAGGTAAAAAATCAATGACTTATAATCAAGGACACTTTGAAGAAAAGTTTGCGGTAAATTATGATTTTGTAAAAGAAATTAAACCTAAAAGCGTGCTTGATGTTTACGCTGGATTTGCAAGTGTTTATAAAAAACTTAATTGCGATAATGTAATGAGCAATGATAAAAACGAAAAATCAAATACAGAATACCATTTAGACGCATTAGACTTTGTGTGCCAAATGTATCTTGATAAACGCAAATTTGACTTAGTAGATCTAGATCCTTTCGGAAGTGCTTACGATTGTTTTGATTTAGCTATTAAAATTGCAAAGAAAGGATTAGTAATTACACTTGGAGAACTTGGACATAAAAGATTTAAAAGACTTGATTTTGTACGCAGATATTATGGAATTGAAACGCTTGAAGATTTTACAACTGATAATTTAGTAAAGCATATTATCAAGATTGGAGAACGAAATAAAAAAACGCTGATACCGATTTATGTAAAAGATTGGAGAAATATAGCAAGAGTATATTTTAAAATTGAACAACTAAAAATAACTGAACAATGGGAGAAACATTAAAACAAAGAATTGAAAATGAACTTAATGAAGTTCGTTCAGATTATGGAGATGAAGAAGTAGATAATACTTTAGAAGTATTGGAAAGTTTAGATGATGATTTATCAAATATGGGTAAATGGGATGAAACTTTATTGACGCGCCTAATTGATGATAAAGATTTATTAAAAGAGATTTATGCAATTAGAGGAGAAAATGATTTTTACGAAAATGATGAGTTTCTTTAAAATATCGCCTAACTACCTACTAACAGCTATAAATGTATTACAATTATGAAAATACTAACAAAAACAAAAGTAATCCGAGTTACACCTATACAACTATCTACACTCCAAAAAATGAAGTCTTACAATGTCGATGTTGGGCATTTCATACGTGAAGCCATAGCTGAAAAAATCAAAAGAGAGTACAAAGATTTAATACCTAAAGAAAAAAATAATTGTCCTTTTTGAATAAAAGTATTGTTTAATCAAAATAAAGTATTATATTTGTAAAAAAATTAATCAAATGGAACAACTAACAGATTATCAAACGCAGAGAATTGATGCGTTGGAGAGAGAAAACGCTAAATTACAAAGCCAGCTAAACGAGGCAAAGGAAATTTTAACACAACTACTAAAAGATTTACAAGATGGGAGCAACTAAAAACACATTTTTAGAATTAAGAGAGCAAGATTTTGTATCGATGTATGATGCAACTTTTACAAAAAAACAAGCTATTTTAACAGGTAAAAGAATGGTAGATAATTTACTCGAAAGCGGTAATGTAGATACGATGCAATTTACAGCTAATCTAGCACGTTTAAACGAGGTTATAAGCACCGCACTAACCGAGATAAGAAAACATATTCCCGAAGAAAAACAGACCGTTTTAGGGGTTGAATTTACGCCTGTTAATGGTGGTAACACTTTGAACTACTCAGATGATGAAGTTTACAATGTTTTAAAAGCGGATTTAGATGCTAGAGTAGAGTTGTTAAAATTAGCACAAAAGCAAAGCGTTATTGACATGTACGGAAATGACGTACCAGTGGTAAGCACAACCGCGCGCAAATCAAGTATAACGATAAAATTTTAGGGATATGAAAAATATAGCAATCGCACTAGTAAAGGCACAACTTGAAATGACTACACCTAAAAAAGGTAGTGTAAACCCGTTTTTTAAAAATAAGTACGCAGATTTAAACGATGTACTTTCTGCAGTAGTTCCAGCTTTAAACAATAATGGAATCGTACTTTTACAACCTTTAGTATTTATCGAGGGTAAAAACTTTGTTAAGACCGTTTTAATGCACGAATCGGGAGAAACATTTGAGAGTTATGCTGAGATATTTTGCAAGAATCAAAACGATGCACAAGCCTATGGAAGTGGTATTACCTACGCTAGACGTTATGCTTTAAGTTCTATTTGCGGTATTGGTTCAGAAGATGACGACGCTCAAAAAGCAGTACAACCTAAGCCAATGGCAACCGCTGAAATATTAGCAAAAGCAAAGGCAACTAACGCTACAATGGCACAAATTAAAACTAAATACAGCGTAACTGCTGAGCAAGAAAAAAACTATTAATAAATAAGCAGTGAGGGTAGTACTGCAACTTACTACCCACTTTTTAAATATATTTTATTATGGCATTAAATTTTTATGGTAGCATTGATTTTTCTAAATTATTAGAAATGGCAAAAGCGGGACACAAAGCATTTTCAAAGTCCGAAAAAAACGGACGTATCTACTTAAATGTAGATGTTTACGTTAAGGATGAGGTGGGGCAATATGGCGATAAAGCTAGTATTAGAGGTACTTTTAAAGGAGCGACAAAAGAAGAAAAATTTTACTTTGCAAACTTAAAGGAAAGCGCACCTTTTACGGAAGCACAACCGGCAATAGACGAGATACCAACTATTGATGATTTACCATTCTAAAAACTAACCAAAACCGCCTTATTAATTTAGGGCGGTTAATTTTAAAAATTTATTATGAAAGAAATGACAAATAGAATAACAATCGAAATTGCACAAAACGGATTCTTAGTGTATGTGAATAACGACCTTACACCAGGAACAGTGAGAAAAGCTCCTTATGTTTTTGAAACGATGGAATCAATGCAAAAGTTTATAAAAAATGAATTAACAAAAGTTTATTAGTTATGAAATACTTATGCACTAAAGATTACGTAATGCTAGACACTAGACAAGTAGCATTTAAAAAAGGTAATATTTACAATTTTAATACAGATTATTGGACTGATAAAAATGAATGG